TTGTCGCAAAAAAGAGAGAGTATGTATATTCAAAATGTTCCCAAAGTAGGTATTTCTTCGGTAGTTCATTCTAAACATATAGATTCTGACAACATTGATGTTGTTGATAATGATATAGCGCTCTTCGATACGGAGAGCGTTATATCGTTGTATAATGGACCGACTAAACTGGAGGTGTTGACGGTAGGTCTTTGCCTGGAAGGTACTGGTACTTTTAATATTAGTTTACGTGAGTTTCAACTGTTCCCCGGATTAATGGTGATCGCGCTGCCTAATCAGATTGTCGAACAGCGGTGTTTCAGTTCCGACTTTAAAGCGATATTCTTTGCTGTGTCGAAGAACTTGTTGGAGACATTGCCTAAGATCAGTAATGTGCTTTCCTTATTCTTTTATCTGAAAGATTACCCGTGTTTTAATCTTACACCGCAGGAGCAGGAGACTGTGAAGGAATATCATGCATTTATCAGAAAACGGTTGAAGAATAAGGAGGCTTTATATCGTAAAGAAGTGGTAATGGGCTTGATGCAAGGGTTCTTTTTTGAACTTTGTAATATCTTTACCAATCATGCGCCAGCCAATGCTACTACCATGAAAAATAAAAGCCGGAAAGAATATATTTTCGAACGTTTTTATGAGTCTTTAGTGGAGTCTTACCAGTCTGAACGGAGCGTGAAATTCTATGCTGACCAGTTGTGTCTGACGCCGAAGCATCTTTCGGGAGTAGTAAAAGAGGTCAGCGGAAAAACGGTGGGGGAGTGGATAGACGAACTGGTGATTCTGGAAGCGAAAGCACTTCTGAATTCTTCAAGTATGAATATACAAGAGATTGCCGATCGGCTGAATTTTGCCAACCAGTCGTTCTTTGGAAAGTATTTCAAGCATTACACTGGTATGTCTCCTAAAGAATACCGGAAAAGCCGCTAAAATCATAGAACACCGGAGCGCACGCGGCTTAGTGTTTCCGGTGTCATCAAAAGATAAGAGGCGATGTGTGCCAGAGGTGCACGTTTGATAATTTCCGGATGTGTTTCGAGCAGGAGGTTATAGCGTTCGCGGGCGGATTCAAAGCGCCAGGAGTCTGCTTTAATCTGTGACACAATCAAGGAGTATTCCAGTATCTTTTGGTAGAACATATTGATTTCCCAGTTCTCTTTTGCCAATTTTTGTATCATGTCGCGAGGGAACAGGTAGATAATGGAAGGTTCGAGGGTTTCCACGATTAGCCGGGTGGGTACTTGTTTCAGAAAACTCTCAATGCACATCACGATACATCCTTCGTATGAGAAATGTTCGGTCACGTCTTTCCCATTCTTGTAATAGTACTGCCTAAGCATCCCTTTGCCGACAAATACGATTTCATGAGCTACTTCTCCTTCATTCAGCGCTATTGCTCCTTTGGGAAATTCTTCACGAATCAGTATACTTTCTATCTGTCGTCTTCCTTCTATACTCATTTCCGGAAAGCGGGAATTTACAACAGCATTTACAGTCTCTCTTAATAATGTATCCATGTCTTTTCTGTCTTGATGTGTGCAAAAATACTAAAAACGGTTGACATAAATCAAGTGTGGTATAAAAAAGATGTATCTTTGTCCGCAAAATCAAGAGGTAAGATGATAATGAATAAGATAATAGGCTTGGCAGTGTTGCTGTTCTGTTTGAGTGGTTGCGTAAGGGATAATGATGCTATTTATTATCCGGTTGGCAACGTGGATGTGGAAAGAGGTGGTCCGGCTTTGGAGGCAGGAAAGGGAGATTTGATAGCCCGAAGTTATAATACCGAAGATTATGTGTTGGACACGCTTGCGCAATATCCGGGTGATCCGACGCTTGGTAAACTGACATTCATGGTCAGTCTGAAAAACCGGTTGGCAGATCAGGAGGTGAGTGGCTTTAATGGTGTCGGTCTATCCAAACTAACGATGAGTCTTGGATATAAAGACGGCAACTATCCGGCAGAAAGCCAGGTTCCTGTTTATACTTCGTCCGACGTGACTGCCAGTTATGCCATTAAACTTCGTTTAAAGGGAGAATTGACTTTAACAGGAGACGAATGGATGATTGACTATATTTATGCTCAATTAGCGGGTTTATTCCAGCCTTATCCTCCTACGTCTTTCCCGGAAGTGTTTATGTGTAAAGGGGGTGAGCAATCGTATGCAACGTTCGATTCTTTTCGTAGAACCTGGACATTTGATATTACTTATGATCGTTCCAACCTTTCTTTCAGCCAACTGTATTTCAATCTGTTTGTGAATCTGGCAGGACAGAAAAGGGAGGATAGAGTCCGGTTGAGGATTGATAAGGAATCTTATTTCGAGATCTATAAAGAAAAAGAGGAAATGTAGTTAAACTGCATTTCCTCTTTTTCTTTGGTAGTGGGTACGAGAATCGAACTCGTATTACATGCGTGAGAGGCGTTTTTGTACGCCATCTAAAACGCTTATAACTAATATCTTATAATATTTGCACCGAATTTGCATTAAAAAACGGCACTCATGTCCTTCCTTATAAATATCACCTCTTATATTTCATTTTTATCAAAGAACGTTTTCAATACAAAGTTAATCAATCAATCAGAAATAGCAAATATTATTTGTTTGAATTTAAGCTATCTGTTTCTAGTTTATCCGGCTAATAGTAAACATACTATTATGACAGATGAAGAACTAAGAGCATTTTGCTTAAAGCAAGCTATTCAAATCATTACTCACAAAGAACAGCCTCGAACCATGGGCTTTCAAAATACAGATAGTATATACTTATTTGAACTTACTGAAATCCTTTTAGAGTATATCAAAACAGGAAAACAAAATTATGTACCCGTCTATTTGAACTACTTCAAATAATCTGCGACTATTGCAATTATAGCTATAATGGCAGATGCAATGCTTGTTATTATAGCTATATTTACGCCTGTTCGTTGTCTTTTCCTCTCCTTTTCTTCTCCGCTAAAGAATCCGCGTCTTCCTAATTCAAATCCTTTTTCGTTTAAACCATAATATCGGTTTTTCCCGTCGCCGGAGAAAGTTCCATAAAATCGCATGACGTAATCAACCGCGTTGTCGGTAGTAGCTTTTCTTTGATCCTCTGTCAAATCATCAGCATTTATAAGCCCCCCTTTGTCGTAGGCGATTTTTATAATTTCTTCTGCGATTATTTCTGTGTTATTCATATTGTTATTATGTTATAATCCACGGAGAAATATTATTATATCTATTGCTTTATATCCTTCTATTTTTAACAATGCTTTCAAATAGGATTCTTTCTTTTCCTCTTTCAATACTCTTTTCAATTCATTGTTATTAACTGATCGCATAGCTTCTCTAGCCTTTAATATACATGCGTTTATTGCATCTGAATAGTTCTCAATATATGGCTTTTCTATTATATCAGATATGACGTCTAAATAACGAAGTAAAGCGTTTTCAAATTGACTCTTAAATAAAAAATTATCTCCTTGTATGAATAATAATGACGTCATTATTTCTGTTTGGCTTTTTTCATTTGCTTTTTCAATGTATTCTATCATTTCTTTTTTGGTAACATTGATACTCTCCGTTAAAGAATCGCTAGTTTGTTTTACTTTACCATCTATCTTCTTATCTATTGCAATCACATTCCAAATCTGCCATCCGATTAACATAGTCACCAAAAGCGATAAAATCCCTACTATCACCCCGATATAGTCTATACCTAACTCCGGCGCGGATGGTAACGAAACGCAAATAGCAACAACGCTACATATAATCGCAGCGATTGACAAACAGTTGCTCCAATATGATTTGATTCGGTTTTTCATGTTTAGTTCGATTTAGTGGTCGATGACACTTGTTTATTGGGCGGTTATTGAGCATTGAATCTATATTCTCCTCTCTTTATTGCTCTTTTATCTTTTTCAATTTCTCTTTTTGCATCGTGTGCGCTATTTAACCCAGAGAGAACATCGTTAGCACTTTGGCGTATATCTTCTTCCGTATGCCCAATCGTTTTCCCATCCTCATTAAAATAGAAGTTGTGTTCTTGGGTTTTCCCGTCTATTTTATATTTTGCTTTTATATATATTCTATTTTTTTCATCTATCAGTTCAGGGAAATCAATAGATTTAAAACATTTGTTTGTTATAGGATCGAGCTTTGCATCTTCTTGATTATATATATTCAAAGCACTATCTAATATTGCAATAGCCTCTTTATTGCTTTTTGCCTTAAATGCTTTTGCGTTTAGTTTTGCTATATCAGCACCGAGTTTTGAATACATATAAGATAAAGACATTAATTCTTTATAAGGAGAATATGCACTGTCTATTTCTGAAACTTCGATTATTTCTAATGATTTTAAATTTTGATTGTGCTCGTTCAGGTATATTTCTAAAGGCGTCTCGGTTTTAGAAGAACAGCCGCTTAGACATAGAGCAGACAATGATAAAAATAGTAACTTCTTCATGCAGAGTTTGTTTTAGAGGTGATATGATAAATTTTATTTTTTGATATATACTTTATTCCCTTTGCTATTAATATAATATCTGCCCCCTCGTGGTCCCGTGTGGATGACTCTATCTTGTTGTCGAGAATGAATATTTTGCGTATTGATTGAATCTTTTTTATGTTGCCAACAATACACATTGCCGGGCTCATGCAAGCGAGAACACCTTTTTCCTGCTTTAGTGATTGCTTTGCAATACTTTTGAATCGCTAGGCTATCTTTGGGCAATAAACTTAGATCCTTTTGATTTATGCAATTCTCTTTTATTACATATTGCTTCCCTTTATACAAAACTTCGTAGAATCCAATAAGACGATCAGATTCTTTGGTTAATGTTATAGTAGTACCTTCTTTTATCTTCTTATTCTTATTGAAAGATTTACCGTCAAAGTCATATAATAGATAACATTGTTTTGTTACATTTGTTTGGATTTGCCCCCATACAGAAACGCTGCATAATAGTAGTGCTAAAAATAATAGCTTCTTCATGTTGTTTTGTTTTTAGTGATTTATAATATGTTTTTGATTGATAAAATGTTCTCCACAATAAAAAGATGAATAATTTCCCGTTTCGGTAAATCTATATCATCATAGTCTGGATTCTCGCTACGAAGCAGGATTAAATTATCCGCATCTTTAGGATGCCTACGAACTCTTTTTATAAGCCTGTATTCATTCGTTATGATTAAATACACCTGTCCGTAGTTGAAATAATCCCAACTCTCAATCTTTCTAATTACTACCCTGTCGCCCGAAGCTATTAGAGGTAGCATACTATCGCCCGTAGCGAATATAATCTTTGAATCCGGATTGATTTCCGGTGCGTCTATACTTCCTATCACTTTTTCGTCTGTAAATTCTATATCTCTACCACTTAGCCCGCATGTTGCGTCTATGTCGTATATTAATGCTCCTTTTCGTTTTGTTTCGCTTATTGCAGATTCGGAAA